ATCTTTAGCTGCCATTGGGTCTCCCTCATATTTTGCTTTAGGGAATAGTTTTGCAACTTTCTTAGCTTCTGAGTGGAAATTAGCATCACTCAATGCTCCCATCAAAATGTGCATTACTGCAAACTGATGATTTGGTTTACCTTTGGTTAACTCTTTTAAATTTTTATCTAAAAGTTGTTTAACCTTTTTGTTCATATTAGCATCTTCGTTTACTACCGATTCTACTTTATAAGTTTTACCACCAACTTCGAATTCATCTTCACCCTTTTCTTTTGCAGCAGTTACTGCAGCACCAAAAGCGTTTCCTTCGTGTTTTGCTTTATATTCAGCATCAACTTGGTTGAAGAATTTTTTCTTTTCTTCATCAGATAGTTCAGCAGGAGATGAAACTCCATGTTTCTTCAACATTGCTCTAAAGAACTTTTCGTACTCGGCCTTTTCTTCCTGTACGATTTCTTTTACAATTTCTGCTAATTTACTTTTTGTGATTTTCATTCGTTTCCTTCTTAACTAAGTTCTGATATTCTATTTTGAATTTTTGTTAACCTTTCTCGTATCTTTAAAAGATTATTTTGAGTTCTTTTCCAATATTGTTCGGATTTCAAATCTCCTTCTTTTTTAATCTTACCATACCATCTTAAGAAAGTTTCTATTTCAGAAAGTTGTTTATTTACTTGTGAAATACCCTTTCCAACTTTTTGTCTTGGAGTACCTTCTGCATTTCTTAATTCATGCCAACGATTTTCGTTAACTTTTTTGAAACCTGTTGATTGATTAATTTTATTTACAAACTCATCATCGTTTTCATCATCCTTATCAGTTCCATCAGTTTTCTTAAAAGCGTGGGGAACAGAAGGAGTTGCAACACTAGCAGTTGTTGTTATTTCTTCCAACTCATCTTGGGTCAACATTTCTTTGACCATGTTTCTGATTAGTTCCCTTAACTTTTCTTCCATTATTTTATCCTTGTTTTTAATTCTTTGATTAATTCGTAGGCAATCATAATAGATGAAACTTGTTTATCAGATACCACTTTACCGATTTTAGTATTTTCTAAAACTGTAATAGTTTCGTTTAATTTAATAGTTGTTACTTTATCAGTAATTTTTTCGGTGATTGATTTTAATGTCTTAACGATGTTTGGAATTTCGTTTGATACGTAATCTTTAAACTTAGAAGTGTTGTTTACATTGTTAATATATTCTCTCAACAATGATTTTTGTTGTGCGTTTAGATTTGAATACTTTTTGTTAAAAGTTTCAACTAAAATCTTATAGGTTAGTAATCTAATATCTTGGTCTTGTTTCCGATATTCTTCAACAAGTTGTTTCTTCTCTTCTCTTTTTTGAGTTGCTGGTTTTGATGTGATGTTCTCAATCAAAGTAATTTTTGAATTGAACATATCTTTTACATCATAACTGTCAAGATATTTTGATTCAAAGACTTTATAAATCGATGCAAGTACTTTATAGTTAGATATGGGAGAAGACAAGAAATTATCCACATCAAACGATTCGTTAATTTTCTTAACAAGATTAAACTTTTCACGTTTTAGTTTCTGAGCATCAATCTTATTGTGTGCTTCATTAACAGTATCAATGAATTTTTCTGCACGAGATTCTGTGCTGTACTTTTCCTGTACGAGTAAATCATACAAACGAAGTTCTTTGTTCAACTCAGTTCCTTGCTTAAAGAACTCTTGAACAATCTCTTTTGCCTTTTCTGTTGTGTCTCCGTTAAGAACTTCAAGGGTAATCTGTCGAACTAATAGTTCGAATAGAATACCTGTATTCTTAAACTTTGAATGTTTAATCTTCTTCATTAGTTTTTTCCTATAATAAGTACCTATATACGAAAATCTTTGTATATAAATATAAGTTTAAAATTATTTATTAAATTTTAATCATCAAGTAAGTTTTCATCACTTAAAAAATCACCTTTCTCCGCAATCATTTTCCTTTTTGATGAAACACCATTAACATATTGTTTTGCAATTCTACTTGCATTTCTAGCATCTGCAGATTCATTTTTCTTCAATGCTTTTTTATTTTCTTTTGAACCCAAGGGGTCTCTACCATAAGGATGTTTATCCTTGCCATAAGTGTTACCTTCTCTCGGTCTACCTCCCCTGTCTTTCAATTCATTTTTAAGAGACTCCAATTCCATTTCAACATCAGTTGGTTCTGAATCTTCCATTGCCGGGTCATTACCTTCATCTTCAATGGAACGATATCTGAATCTGTCTTTAAGGTCATTAATCATATTGATTTTCTGACTATCAGATTCTTCTTTCGAGAACTTAAAGATGTTTTCGTAAATCCAATCTTTAGATACCATATTCAATTGTTGAATATCGGATGCCAATCTAACTTTTTCACTCCACAAGTTTACTTTCTCCTGTTCGTAGATTGTAGATGGATTGACCAATGCTAATTCAAAGTTTACCATTTGGTAATCATCCATACCTTGTGCTGCCAAGTGAACAACTGCAATCTTAGTTAATTCAGATACAAGTGTTTTTTGGATTCTCTCAATAGTTCTTGCGAATCTTACATCCTCTGCAGCAAGAGTTGCTTTACCATTTACATTCTCATCATATCCCAAATATGCTTTTGGAATTTTAAGAGCTGCAAATAATTTATTTCTTAGATATTCAATATCTTCAATAGCAGCATATTCTAAACCACCTAACGAATCAATTTGAGTTCCACTATCTCCACCACGAACTGGTAAGAAGAAATCCTCGGTTAGATTCTGCATATTATACTTTAGGTTGTAATCTCCTGAATTTCTATCAACAAAAGGAACTTTCTTCATTTTATTGATAATTCTCTGCATGTAGTTATCAACTTCAGTTGGTGGAATGTTACCAATATCGATTTTGAAAACTCTCTTTTCAGGTGCTCTCATGATTCTATGAATCAACATTGCATCTTCCATCAAAGATAATTGTTTCCAAATTCTTCTACCATTCTCAATCATCGCCTTTCCATAGGGAAGGAAGTTGGTATCTGATAGTAATCTGAAATGTGCTATTTCAAAGTTTTCATACTCATCTTTACCATTTGGGTCATTTTGAATTTTAAACTTAATGTAGTTTGGATTACTTGGGTCAAACCCTTCAATTCTTTCCGTTTCATAGATTGAAGATGGTTGAACATTAATAATACCCTTTTCAGGTTCGATTTCTAATTGTAAGAAGAAATCTCCATACTTTACCAAGTTTCTTGTCCAAGGCCATAGGTTTGCCTCAACATTTAAGATATCATAGAAAAGGTTATCTAAGATTTCTCTTACCTTTTCATTTGATGAACGAATCTCTAATGTATCACCGAATTCGTTTTTCAGAGTTGATTCATCTGCATAGATATCAAGTGCCGATGATAAAATCGGGTCATTATCCATTGCATCATAATCTCTGAATAATTCTCTACGAACTTGGTGATATGCCATTGATTGTGCACCACCCTGTTGTTCATAGAATGACTTCTGAATCTTAGTGTATCTATCTCTAAGATTTACTAAGTTAGTATTTCTTTGTCTTTCATCAGTATCAACAACCTTTCTCTTACCCTTATCATCAATCTTTACGATTGCTTGAGTAGAGAAGAGTTTGGTTAACCTACCAAAGAAATTTCTGTCTTGTTGTTCTGCCATTTGTTTACTTTTGTGTTATAACCATTATTCTTTTATTTCGATAACCAAATCACCTTGACCTTTTATAACTCGATGATATGATTCTTTTGGTATTACAATAACATCACCACTTTCCATTTTAAACGGTAACCCATTATCATATTGAAACATCCAACCTTTTGATTGAATAACTTCTACCAATCTATCGTTTCTATCTCGATGCCAAACAAGTTCATGTGATTCCACATTTTCTTGTAAAACACGAGTTCGGGTATTACCCCTTACCTCTTCGGTATAAGGTTTTACCACCATTGTCCTCCACCACTTAAACCAAGAGTATCTGCATATCTCGGTAATCTACAAGACCAGTAACCTGGTTTTGTTTTATCATTCTTTTGTTCACAATTATGTCTTTCCTTGAAGTTTCTTTTTGCTTCAGGGTCTTTTAACTTAACTGCTAACTTTCCACCACCACTATCAGCACCAAAGGAAACCTTAATTACATTTCCTTTTTTGTTTTTAGTATAAACGTAAAATTTCTTTGAACCTCCTCTTTTAGGTTTGTTCAATTCAACTTTTTTACCTTGATACTCTGCCTCATTTATAGGTATAGGAAAATCTAAAACTACGTTCTTTTCCTCATAAACACCAATCTTACCGATATCTGACTTCACAAGGTATTCATCCCATTCATGTTGTAGTTTTAGTTTTCCCGATTCATATAATGAACGTGCCTCGTTAAATAAACCAAAAAAGTTATTAGAACCATATCTATAAATATTTTGATAAAGAGGAGTATCGGTATCTACATGATACTTCATACCCTCACTCAAGATTGTTTGAGCTGATTCTAAAATGATATTTTGGTTTAGTTCTAACATATACTATATAAATATTACTAATATTTGTTTACAATAACCATTTAGTTAAATCTTCCTTCTGGCCATTGATATCCATTTCCCAAGGATTATTTTCCATAGAGGTTCCACCATATAATCCTGTATAGGTTTGTGTAGTAATTCCACCCAATGCTCGTTTGGTTAAATCAATACCTTCTTGTCTCAATCTCAGAGCAGTATCTCGTACCCAAAGACCAATGGATAAACTCATAGTAAGGTCATCATTATATCCTCTCATTGCCTCTGCTCTACCATTATTCCAAATAAAAGTGAACAGTTCATCGATAGTTCTTGTTGAACGAACTACTACCGATTTTTCTCTAAAATATTCATCTAACTTTGACACAATCAAAGGTCGAGTTCTTGAAGTAGTTGAAAATCCTGCAACCATACCTCTATCTTCAGAACGATATTTATTTGATAGTTGATTTTCTACATCTACATATTTGAGGTCTTTACTCATATAGTAGAGATTCGGATATCCTCTATCGATTACTTGTTGTATTGTTGCCCAACCGATATTCGCGTTTTCAATTACGAGTAGTGCATTGTTGTACTCCGTAGAAAGTGATACGAGGAAGTTTCCATAATCTTTTGTATCTAACTTACCTTTATACTCAGCAACTTGTTCACACGATTCTACATCGATTACATGACATGCAGAATAATCCGAAGAATCTCCTCGAGCAACATCGGCAATAACCATATAAGATTTTTCATAATTTGGATATTCCCACTTCCAAAGGTTTCCATCGAATCCTGTTTTCTCAATGGGTTCCTGTACATAAGTTTCTTTGTAGAACATTAAGAGTTGAGGTTCGATTACCGATTCCCCCGATGAAATGAAATCACAATCACACTCTTGTGCAGCACCTTTTGGTCCTAATAGAGTTTCTTGTTCATCTCTCCAACTTTGGTCTCTTTCAGGGTGAACCGACCAGTGTAATCTAATTGGATTAAATCCATTCGAACCATCTTCTGCACCTACCCACGTTTTGTGGAAGAAATTACCCACACCATTTGGAGTTGAAAGGATAATTGCATTACCCCCTGTTGATAAGGTAGATTGAGCAGATACCCAAATTTCTTCAATCTTATCAATGAAAGCCGCCTCATCAAATACCAATAAAGATAGTGCTTCAGAACGACCAGCATCACCAGCGGCTGAAGTTGCTTTAATCTGAGAACCATTTGAATATCGTAAGGATAGTTTGTTATCTTCGATAGTTTCCAACTTTAACCAAGAAGGAAGATATTGGTTCATCACCCTTACCTTAGTTACCAAGTTTTTAGCTACTTCCTGTTTAGTTGCAATTACGAGAACATTGAAATCATCATTGAATAACATTTTCCACAAAGAGAATCCTGCGGTTAGGGTTGAAATACCCGTTTGACGAGATTTTAAAATTATATTATATCGATGGTCTTTGAAATCAACAAGAGTATCTTCCTGAAATGGGAAAAGGTGAAAGGCTATTTTTCCTCTCACCGGGTGCTGAATCTTACAATACTTTTTCATAAAGTAAATTGGGTCAGAAGCACACTTCTGATATTCTTCAGCAATAATTTGCTTTAATGATTTCTTTTGTCCCATAAATCAATTATCCACCAGCTGCAAAGAATAAACTAAGTAATCCACCAGCCAAAGTTCCCATCTTCCATAGGAAGGTATTTCTTTTCTGTCTTTTTAGTTCTTTTTCTAATTGTTTAGATTTCTCACTTTCTAAACCAAATTGTTCATCTTTCTTA